ATTGTTATAATAATTTACATAATGCAAGTACATTAGGTTCACAATTTACAAATTGGACAGGTGCAGTTAGTAAAACTTCGACTACCGGCGCGGGTACATCGTCTTGGTCAATCAATTATTCAAGTACTATAAGTTTTGCCAGTGTTGCAGCCGCTAATTATTTCTTCAATTCTGGCGGATTGCTTAAAATTCAGTTTAGTAAAACCAGTACAGGTAATTCTTCAGATAATATGTGGAATAATTTTGTTAATGGTATTTGCGGTGCAATTTATTTGTCCAGCACTGGTGCTAGTAAGACAATTAGTGGGTATACATATACGGGCACAACTAAGATTGGTGGATCAGGTGCACCTACAATTTTAGCAACTGGTATAGGGTTTCAACAACTATCATCAACCCCAACTGCCATTTATAAGCAATTTGATGGTGGGGTATATGCTTATTCCAGCAATTATGTACTAGTCCAAGCTTCATTAAATGGTTCGACTATAACTATAAACACTACTTGGTACGATAATGGTGATTTATACGGATCAGTTATATCAGGTGGTACTCCAACTAGTGGTATTATATTTGGCACTGCACCAACTACACTAGTTACTTACTTTTCCCCAGAAACAACTTATATTTCAAATTCCTGGGGTTCCCCGACTATATCATCTACGGTAGTTTAATATAATATTTTGTCAAAAGGGCATTATGCCCTTGACATTGTTACTATACTACTGTAAAATAAAATCATGGATACTGATAAATTAGTTTCGCACTCACGAGCACGATTCGAACACGCGGCAGCAAAACGCACACTTAAAGAAAAATACGAAGCAAAATTAATCTTTACTTATAATGACGGAATGTTTCGTGCTGGCCCGGAACTCATCAATACTCTTACGAGTTTTTCGAATAAATCAGAACTTGTTCTAGTAGATTTATATGGAAACCCAGTGAGGATCGATGTATATCCAGTAAAAAGTCTAGCAACGGATCTCTGGCATGATACAATGCGGGATTGGTTAGAAGAATACGAAGAACTCATTAAGAAAAGATGACAACAGGTGCGTTGATTTTTGCCTTTAATAACGAACATATAGACTATCTATCTATGGCTCGTTGGTCGGCAGGGAATATTCAGCGTTGTCTAGATATTCCCACTGCTATAATAACAGACAACACATTTGTTTCTAAAGATTATGAGCAATGCATATATGCAAATCCTGAAGGAAAGTATACAAGAAAATTTGCAGATCAAGAAAATGATGTAACTTGGTATAATGGTAATCGCGTAGATGCTTATCGTCTATCTCCCTGGGATCAAACTTTAGTTTTAGATGCTGACTATGTTGTAGCTAGTAATCAATTAAAGAAAGTGTTGACAATGAATTGTAATTTTGCAGCCCATAAAACAGCATATGATATACTACATCAAGATAATTTTGACAATCTTAATAGTTTTGGTAATTTTAAAATGCCCATGTGGTGGGCTACCGTAATGATGTTTAGAAAAAGTCCCGAAGTTGAAATGATTTTTGATTGTATGAATATGATCAAAAAAAATTGGGAACATTACAAAAATTTATATAAAATTTTAACACCTACCTATCGTAACGATTTTGCGTTGAGTATAGCATTAGGTATTGTTAATGGTCACACTCTTGATCATAATGATATACCCTGGAAATTAGCATCTTTAACTCCCTCCCGTTCCTTGACAAAAATAGCAGTGGATGAATATCGTGTAGATTTTCTAACACATGATCAAAAATCACGCTATATAACTATATGCAAACAGGATTTTCATGCTATGGGTAAAAGACATTTGGGAGATATTATTGCAAGTGACTGCTGATCAAGGATATTTAATTCCTGCGATAGGCGATGTGTATATTAAGTGTGCTGAAAAATTGCGCAATAGTATATTGGAATGGCATCCTGATGCTGAAATCACTATATTGACTGAAGATATGTTGCCATATGGAAATCTCAATGGATTTGCTAATGATTGGCAATGCTATTTGGTGAGTCCTTATCGACATACTATTAAATTAGAAGCTGATATGTGGTGTGCTAGTCCGATTAATCATTGGTGGGATTTATTTTCTACCCGGGATATAGTCATAAGTCAAGGATGCAGAGATTTTTATGACAATACTGGTAAGTCAAGATTTTATCGTAAGATATTTGATAACAATAACTTGCCTGATGTGTATAATGCTATCACATACTGGAAAGTAAGCGATACAGCTGAACAATTTTTTATATTAGTTCGCAACATATTTGAGAATTGGGAAATATATAAGACTTTATTGAAATTTCCCGATGAAATTCCAACTACAGATGTAGTATATGCTATAGCTGCTGTTACCATAGGCATTGAAAATGTAACTTTGCCTAAAGACATTGGACCAAAGATAGTTCATATGAAAAAAAATATGATACCTATCGAATCAAATGATTGGAGTAAGGAATTAGTTTTTGAAAAAACTAACCCTGGGGTTAGAATTAACACTGTCGCACAGTGGGGTTTTGTACATTATTATATCAAGGAGTTAGCTAATGAGTGACGAACAAGATAAATTAAAACATAGTAAGCGACAACAGCAGAAGGAAAATCATATTAACAGACAAATGAATATTCGCAAAGCACATTCATTTGGAGTAGGCGGGATTGATTCTGCAAATGATAGCCCTCATCGTTATCATAAAGTATCGGGAATGACATGCGGTGATGCAAACTGTGTAATGTGTGGCAATCCTCGTAAGTTTTTCGGAGAGCTTACATTACAAGAACAGCGGGCTATACAGGATTTAGATACATTTCGCGAAAGACATAGTAACGGAACATTACCTGAAGATGAATGAACAAGAATTTTGGAATGCCATTCAACCGGTAGTAATAAAACCAGTAATACATAGATTATATTACAATGATCAAGGTTTGCCATTATTTTTTAGTCAGGAAGAATTATCAGGTAATTATATAAATGTCGACGCAGAGACATTTTTTAATCCACCTACTCATATAAGAGTAATTGACGGTAAATTAACTATAATCGATACTTGTGTAGTAACAAGATTAATGCCAACTAATTGTGGTGTTGCTTGTCATCCAACTGATATCAGTATAGTAGTAGAAGAAAATCTCCCACACAAAAAATGGAATTTAGTATGACAACAAGGATAGATGTAGCAGACTTAGATGTAATATTTTTAACCTACGACGAGCCACAAAAGGAAAATTTTTGGGTTGAAATTAAGAATATGATACCGTGGGCTAAACGAGTTGATGGAGTAGCAGGTTCTGATGCAGCACATAAAGCCGCTGCTGCTGCAAGTGAAACTGAAAGATTTATATTGATCGATGGCGATAACATGCCTGAGGAAGATTTCTTTGATTTAACATTGGAATTTCCTGATACAGAATGGGAGAATGCTGTATATCGTTGGCGTGCTCGAAATGAGATTAACGGATTAATGTATGGCAATGGCGGTATTAGTTCATGGACACGTACCTTTGTGAATAATATGCAGACACACGAAAACACTGATGGCACAGCAGAAAATGATGTAGAATTTTGTTTTTATTCTAATTATTGGGCTATGCACGATTGCTATAGTACAACATATCCAAACGGTTCTCCATTTCAAGCATGGCGTGCTGGATTTCGGGAAGGAGTAAAGATGTGTTTAGATCGTGGTGTTAAGCCTACAATTAAAAATTTTAAACAAAATGTACACCATCGTAATCTTGATCATTTAACAGTATGGCATAATGTAGGAAGAGACATTGAGAATGGGGTATGGGCTATTTTAGGTGCTCGTATGGGTACATATATGCTTATGATTAATCCTACATGGGATTATAAACAAGTACAAGATTTCAATGCGTTAAAACTTATATACGACACTGTAGATGGGCATAATCCCGAAGTCATTGCTGCACGTATTGCACCTGATTTGCAAAACCAACTAGACTTGCCAATTACAATGTTAGATGAAAATGCAAGCAAATTTTTTAAGAGGCATTATCGAAATAATTGGTATAATCAAGGCATAATGATTCGTGAAATAGATGTAATACGTAGACAAGAGGGATGGTAATTATTTTGTTCCAATTAGCATATATCTAGTAAATTGCGAATCGGGATATATAAAATCTAAACTACCGTGGTAAGAAATACTAGTTAATGGATAATGGTCAATAAAATCATCTAAAGTTGATGAATGTACCACGTGATCATCGTGTGGCATATCATTTCCCTGTAATATAACCCTAGTACCTATTGGGATATTGTTGAACCAATCCATAGAATCAAAATGCTCAGTGCTGGTATTGATTATTAAATCAGGATTACCAGGCAATAGCAAGTTACAATCACCTGTGTATGCTTTGAATTGCCATTCTTTAAAGACCCAATTTTCATTTACTGTATCGGCCATAGATTCACAAGTGGGATCTATGTCGTAACTTTCAATTCGATCTACATTAAATCGTTCTCTACTTAATAATAGAAATCCAGTAATACCGTACCAGCCTGCATAGATTCGAGTTAATTTGCTATGCCAATTTAGATTTTCAAGCTCTCGACATAACCATAATTTGCTATCTATTTGCCCATTTGAAAAAGCATCTTTGTTAAACATCGTGTACTTATTAGTATAAATAATTCACCATATAAAATTTCATAGGCTTACAATGCAAAAAAAATATTTCAAACTAGAACATGCTAACCCCGTTAATACTGATTGGTTTGTAGTTAACTGGTGTCTGGGTAATACTTGCAATTTCAGTTGCAGCTATTGCCCAGATAATTTACACAATGGTACTAATCCATGGCCAACCCCAGATACCATTAAGAATTTTATTTCAAAAATTAAAGAAACACATCCTAACAAAAAACTTTATTTCGAATTCACAGGCGGAGAAGTTACGCTGTACAAACATTTTATAGACATTTGTCAATATTGTACAGAACAAGGTGTGAAAGTAGGATTAATATCTAATGGATCACGAACATTAAGATATTGGAATGAAAACAAACAATATTTTGATCACGTATGTTTGAGTTTTCATCCTGAGTTTGGTGATGCTGATCATTTTATTGAGGTTGTAAAAATTTTAAACAATGATGTACGTACTCATGTTAATATAATGATGAGTCCTGAAAAATTTGATTATTGTTTCGATATAGCCAACAAAATAAAAGATTTAGGCAATATATCAATGGCACTACAGCCACTTATACATGATTTTGGCGAAGTATTGTATGATTATACACCTGAACAAAAGAAAATTATTGATGATCAACATAGTTTAATTAGTCAACATATTAAATTTGATCGAACTTTTGAATATTATAGAGGTGCGATGCGAATGCTATATCCTAACGGGACATCAGCAGTATCCAGTGCTCATCGTTTTATTAATGAAAAAGCAAATGATTGGTCCGGGTGGAACTGCTATGCTGGTGTTGAGCAGCTAATTGTAGATCAACGTGGAACGATTTCTCGAGGATGGTGTTTAGAAGGTGGGGCAATAGGTAGTATATTTGACGAAAATTTAGTTTTACCCACTGATCCGATACTTTGTACTAAGACTATGTGTCATTGTAATTTTGACATTATGAGCACTAAGGAATACAAAGATGTCTAAGCAATTAGTAGTATTGTCTGATGATAATCGCAGAATAATGGCCAGTATAGAAGATATAGTTACAGCTAAATTAAATAAATTTCAAGGCTGGGTATGTAATACTGGATTGCAGAATTTATATATAGACTTTGATGGTAATGTTTGGAACGGAAATTGTTCAGGTAGTGCAGGAAAATGGCTTTTAAAAAATAATAAGCCGGCTTGGGGCAAATTGGGCAACATCAATGACGGATTTACCTTGCCTAAAGAAACAGTTATATGTCCATATAAAACTTGTGGATGTGGATCTGATATAACAGTGACAAAATATAAAAAAGATGATGTTAATAGTATCGATTTTATAAATTCTAAACCTTTGAATTCCAATCAAATATTTGATACTGTTACTAATATCACTGCTTTGAAATTTAATCATGAAGTTCCTAAACAAATTTTATGGGATATAGGACGACAATGCAATTATAATTGTAGCTATTGTTGGCCAGATGTACATAATACAACAGATCCTCATAAAAGTTTAGATTTATTAATCAAAACAGCTGATTATATGATTGAAAATTGGAGCGAAGGACATCGCATACGTTGGTATTTTGGCGGAGGCGAACCAACATTGAATCCTGATTTTGAACCTTTTATACAATATCTTAGCAGTAAAAATCAATGGACTATGTTAGTATCAAATGGAAGCCAGGGTCCTAAATACTGGGAAAAAAATTGCGACAATTATAGTATACTAATATTCAGTGCTCATTTTGAATTTATGAAAAAAGAATTGTTTATGAAAAATGTTGATGCAGTGGCTAATACATTATCAAAAGGAACAAAAAATTTAACCAAGTTCATTGTTAAATTAATGACCAAACCTGGTACTATTAATCAGTCTATTGAATTATCCAATGAAATTAAAAAAGTTATACAATTATACAATCTGCCACCTAATTTATTATCAATTGATATGGTGCCGATAAGAGGATTGGGAAGTGAATCTGGAAATGTTAAATCTGAATATACTGATGAAGAGTTATCACAAATTTTATCATTTAATCAATCTTAATTTTTACTCTAGTACAGATTCAATGTATAAATTTTTAAATTGTGTATTAAGCCAATCGTAATCATTTATTAATTGCAATACCTTGACATTATCTATATTTTCTTTGCCGAATTTTCTTCCAGCTATTGCACCGGCAATAGCATATTTGCCAAAAGGTTTGTCGTCACCTGCGGTACACCAAATGTCTAACCGTTTTTCAGTTTCGCGGCTTAGTTGTCGATTTACTATCTTGCTGGATAATTTAGCACATTCTCTAAAAGCACTACGCCAAGCACTAAACTCGTCACTATTAAACGAAGTAGTATTACTAATCTTAGGCATCAATTTAAATTTGTCACTTAAACTGGTAGTCATATCGGTATTATTTTCATCAGCTGATAATACTAAGTCTGTTGGGAATAATTTCACTCCTCCATAACCATATTTTAACCCATTGACGGGATTGATACTACGCCAAACATGCACGCAATCTCGATCAAAGATATCAGGTTGAAAGTTAAAATCCCAATTATCGTCTAACTCAGCATCGCCGTCTACCACATAAAACATGTCAGTCTTTACTATGGATGCAGCTTGTTTATGTGCAGATACAATACCTTTTATGTTATCAATACGTTTAGCATATGGTGCTTTGGTCAATACTTTTTGCCAGTTGGTTTCTGCGTTAGGTTCATTGTAGCTTATAAACACAACATCTAACCGTACAGGAAGATTAAATTTAGCGTTACCTACAATTTTAGTACCCTTAGGTTCGTGTGGAGTAATTTTTGCTGCCCATACATCCTGATAAGTGACTGATAATTTTTTGTCTACCATCCATACATGTTCGTAAGATAAATCATAATAGGGTATATGATCGTCAATAGTATATTCTAGTTTAGGCAATGCTGGATTATAAATTATTTTAGGGCTAACATAACCCATATCTTTAACAGGCTTAGGCATGCCATTCAATAATTTAACTTTGATTGCCCATACTTTATCATCAGTGGGATTGAATTTAGGATCTAAGTACCATACATGTTCGTATTTTAATTCATGCCAAGGAATAGCTAAATTAAAATCAAAATCTATTTTAGGAATATCACTATTGTATTTTATTTTTATTTTTGGACTAATATAGCCCATGTCTTTAGTTCCCAGTATAGTACTATTGTCTAAATGACAACGTAAAACCCATACTTTATCATCAGTGGGATTGAATTTAGGATCTAAGTACCATACATGTTCATATTTTAAATCATATAAATTATTCAGGGGAATCTTCGACGGATCATTTAATAGTGTAATATCTTCTGGTATTGCAGGATTTCTCTCCCATATTAATTTTGGAGAAACATAGCCCATGTCTTTTGTGGATTTGGGATTCCCGTCTAATAATTTAACTTTAACTGCCCATACTTTATCATCAGTGGGATTGAATTTAGGATCTAAGTACCATACATGTTCATATTTTAAATCATACCAAGGAATCGATAAATTTTTATCAAAAGTTAAATCGGGCAAATCTTTGTTATATTTTATCTTAACTTTTGGACTAATATAGCCCATGTCTTTAGTACCTTCTACATTATAATTTGGCAATCGGCATCGAAACACCCATACTTTATCGTTAGTAGGATTATATGTAGGGTCTAAATACCATATGTTTTCGTATTTCAAATCATATAAATTATTGAAAGGAATTTTAGATGGATCATCGGCAAAGGGAATTGTGTCAGGAATATCTGGATTCCTTTCCCACATCATCTTAATATCAACTGCCCAATAGCCCATGCCAAGTTTCCAATTTTTATTGAAATACTTTGCGACCCAGTTGTCATTAAATTTCCATACTATACATTTTAATCCGGGAGTTGGTGGTATTTTGTCAATGGTGTCTAGTAAAGCAGTTCCCTCGTATATGGGATTTATTACTAAAAATTCTTCATGGGCTTGCCCTAATTGTCTTAACTGATGATCATATTCTAAATAATCATTTTGCCATTCAATTTGTTCAACTTGTTCGCGTGGTATTATGGGTATATTCAGCATTTTTATTTTTTTATTTGTGTAAGCCATTCATAGTATTTTATTAGTCCCTGCTTTAGATCAACTTCGGGCAAATAACCAAAATCTTTTTTAGCTTTTTTCACACTCAATTGTCCACGTACAGGATATGATAAATCACGTTTACCTATGAATATAGTTCCTTCACCTACTATATCAGTTATTAACATAGCGGCTGACATTAATGAATGTGATTGGCCTCGGGATATATTGTAAGTAGAGTTTGCAGATTTCTTATTTGTCGCAGCTAATACGATTCCCATAGCTGCATCGTCAACATAGGTAAAATCTAATTGCTCTTCTATCCCATGTACTTGAATATCTTCACCGTTCATAGCAGCAGCAAAAAATTTACTTATAACACGATCAGTCACATCACATGGACCATACACGGCACTTGGGCGTACAATAGTATAATTTAATCCATATTGACGGCTGTAATCTTTCACTAACCATTCTCCAGCTAGTTTCATTATACCGTATTGCCCAATGGGGTTACATACCGCATCTTCTTTAATACTAGTATGATTAAAATCTCCGTATACCATACTTGAACTAGCATAAACAAAACGTTTTATTTTATGTTTGACTGACATTTCTAATAAATTGAGTAATCCTTCACTCATTACTCTGCTTCCCGCCACAGGATTTTTATTTACGACTTTTTGTCTGGGAAAGCTAGCCAAATGTATAACAATGTCGACACCGAGGAATAGTTGATCATCTAATGGGTGGGTGATGTCTGACAACACGATATTTCGAGTAAGAATTTTTTTGCCGCGTTCTGCCATTACGTAATTCAACTCTGTTTCAGGTATGATTCCGTAATCTGTTTGATTATCTATAATACTGACATCATGCCCTAAATTTTCTAACATACGAACTATGTTATGTCCAATAAATCCCAGTCCACCAGTAACTAATATTTTCATTCAGATTTTTTCCATTTTAGTGTCCAGAAAGTCTTATCCTGTTCTTTAAGTCTGGCAACAATATAATACTTGTAGCCATATGTTATCGGATCTACAATACGGTTCCATTCAGGCGGGCCAACAGCATTTTCCATAACCCATTTACCCATTTCTGTCTGTTGCCATTGCCATAAAGGTTCAGCTGCATAGATATCTGGGTCGCTAACATCGCCCATGGTAAATGTGTGTACCACTACCCCTGAGATTTTTACCGGCGCACCGTTAATTAGGCGCCATTCGGTTAAATTACTAAGGAAGTCATTCTTATTTTTATATAGGTCCATGTATTATATAATATAACATAAACAGATATTATTTTACAATAAATTCGTTGATCATTGGAAATATTGATTCGAGTTCTACTGCACATAATTGAGCTACTAATCTATGCTCTTTCTGTGTCTCGGGACCACTACGGAGTGTAATGTAATGCAGCCAACTTCGTAATGTACCCTGCATATACAGTCGACTCACGGTTAATCCTTCGGGTAATACAGCGCGAGCTTGTTCTTTTGCAATACCGTTTTTCAATGCCCATTCATAAGAATGTTCAGCCGCAGCAATAACTGCTTCTTGTTTCCAACGCCATTGTTCTATTAAATTTTGATCGGATATAGATAATCCACCTACTTCGATACTGTTTTGTCGATTCTTTGTATCCTGCAATCTAGTTTCTCTAATATCGAACCCGAGGTCAGCAACTGCATAACGCTGACTAAATTCTTGGAAACTAAATGAACGATGTCTCAAAATTTGTCGAGCAATATCTCTAGTTGTTTCGATCTCTAAACAGGCTGAGACCATCTCGAGAGGAGACCAGTGCTGGTGCTTGATAAGATAGCGTATAAGTTTTTCGCTAGTGTCTGTATTTGTTTGATTGTCACGATTACTAACTCTTGCACAGTA